GAGTTGTGGAACAAACGCAATGATAGATAGGCTCATAGGACCAGTCACAAGCCTCCTAGACAAGTTTGTGGAGGACAAGGACCAAAAGGCTAAGTTGGCTCATGAAGTCGCTACGATGGCTCAGAGGCACGCTCAGGAGCTTGCTAAGGCGCAGCTAGAGGTCAACAAGGCTGAAGCACAGCATAGATCTCTGTTCGTCTCTGGTTGGCGTCCTGCGGTTGGCTGGTGCTGTGTCTTTGGCATGATGGGTAACTTCATGGTGATACCATTTGCTAACTTTGTACTTGCGTTGCTTGAGATCGACGTAACAGTACCTCTGATTGACACGGCTACTATGATGCCCGTGTTGATGGGGATGCTTGGGTTGGGCGCTATGAGGACTTATGAGAAGCGTACAGGAGTGTCTAAGTAATGGCCCTAGCTTGGTGGGACGTAGAAGATCCTGTTGCTTACTTTGGTATCAAAGGCGAACGTACTGATGAGCAGAAGGAACGAGCCGCTAGATTTCGTAACGAGTTTGGTGGTGGTTCTCGTGCTGGTACTCTGCTTAACGGGTACGTCTCAGGTGAATATTCCGCTAGAAACATTTATTTATATGGTACGGACTTAAACGCTATACAGTCTGCTCAAGAAGCAGGTATATCTGCCTATGAAGGTGGAGACTTTGGTGAGTATCTTCAGTCTAACTGGGACACGCTTTCGTCTTTCTTAGGAGGTACTAATGTTGGTCCTGATGGTACTTTAGGTAGTCTTGACACAACGCCACTACAAGCAACAGGAGACAAAACACAATTTAGTCAAGATGACTTTGCAATGTCTGACTATATGCAATCAATGCAGGCAGCAGCAGAGCAAGCAAACGTACCTCTTTATGTAGATTCTCCTGACGGTGCTAGGTACGAACTAAACATTGGTCAGTTTGGTGATGTAGGCTTAGGCGAATACAAGCAAGTACAAGAACCTTATGATGCTATAGACATTGCTGGTCAAATTATAGGCACTGTCATTAAGGGTCTTTTGACAGCTGGTGTTACTGGAGAAATAGGCTCTGCAATCTCTGATGTCATGAGTTTTGCAGAAAGTTATCAGACTGCTGATGAAGTAGTAGAAAACGTAAACATACTACAGACTATTGTTAATACTGCAATAGACAATCCTGAAATTGTATCAGACGTTTTAAACACTGTTGAGACATCTTTAGAAAGTGTAATCCCAGAAGACGTAGTAATACAAGAAGAAGACACGGGACTAAGCTACGAAGACTATATACAACAAGTAGCAGAAGGGTCTTTAGGATTAGAGCCTGACGCTGACTTGATGGGTACAAAAGATGTTACTCAAGACTTAATTATTGATGCGTCGCCTATAGAAACAATTACTAAAAACGCCATGCGTGACGCTTTAGATGACGCTGGCTACACTTATGATGATGCTTATATAGACAGAGTTTATGATGACTACGGACTAGACAGTAGATCAGTTAGTGATGCAGAGTCTCTTGTTGTTCAAGATTGGCAGCTCAATAATTATACGGTAGAACAAGCTGCTGCTATTTTTGACCAGTTTGGTTATGAATACACAAACGAAGAACTAGAGCAGTTTGCTATCAGTGATTCCTCTGATGCTCGTATGGGCGACCAAAATGTCAGAGACTACATTGATGCTAATATGGTCGATGCTAAAGAGTTTTCTAGGATGTTCTATGAACTTACTGGAAGATCGCCCACTGCTGAAGAAAGGTCTATTTACTTCGACGGTCAAACAAGAATACAACAGTCCGAAGATTTATTCAGAGATGAACTAACAAGCCAATTCGGAGAAACACAGGACTTAGGAACTGGTGTTTATTGGATTGATGTACTACAACAGGCTGACTTTAATTTAGGTAAAGACGTAGTACTTCCTGACGGTACAGTAATTAACAACCAGACACATGAACAAACAGGGACTGGTGGTTTTGCTGGTGGTATTATGGTGACTGAAGTACCTGTTGTAACTGAAGACACCGGAGGTGGAGGTGGTGGTGGCGTTGGAGGTGGCGGTGGTGCTGCTACAACGACAACAACTACTACTGATACAGCACCTACAACAACTACGTCTACTACAGATGCTTCTGGTGCTGGTGAGATAACAACGGATGTTGGTGCTGAAGAATACGAAACTTATGTTCCAGATACTGGCACAGAGACGATTATAGGACAGCTTGAAGAAGCCATTGCTAATGAAGAAGATCCTGATGTAAAAGAAGATCTTGAAGAGGTATTACAAGACTATCAGGAAGGAACAACAGAAACAGCCCCAGTAGAAACAGTAGAGCCTCCACCAGAAGATGTTTTTGAGCCGGGAGAAACAACAGAAACAACAACAGAAGAAGGCGGCGGTGAAGAAGACGAAGATGTCTATATTACTTTGGATATTCTTTTGGGTGACGATGACGCATCAGATACTTTAGACAGTGTTATTACTTCTACTTTAGAACCAGAACCAGAGACAACTACAGTACCTCCAGAGACAACTACAGACACCGACGGTGACGGTATTCTTGATAGTGCCGATTTAGACGACGATGGTGACGGAGACCCTGACGTAACTGATCCTGATGATGACAACGATGGTGTTAGTGATCTTGACGAGGCTATTGTAGAACAAGGTGGCGAAGTCACTACTGATGGTGGTACTGATGTCGGAACTGATGAAGGTACTGCTGATGGTGGCGGTGCTGACACAGGTGGCGCAGGTGACACAGGCGGTGCTGGCGACACAGGGACTGGCGAAGGTGGTGCTGGAGAAGGAACAAACGGTGAAGGGGAAGGTGAAGAAGGCACTGGAGAAGGCGAAGGTGGTGACGGAGAAGGCGATGGTGGCAGCGGTATAGGCATAGGCGGCACTGGTTTATTTGCTGCTCCTTCTCTTGCTAAACCAGTGTACGAACCTGCGTACAAAGGCATAGGATACCAAACGGAATTACTTAAGCCACGTTTATTTGATTTTATTGATTATTCAATTCTTGGGAACAGACAACGATGACGTACTTAGAATTAGTTAATGGAGTCCTGAGAAGACTCAGAGAAAGCACAGTAGGCTCTGTGACTCAGAACACATACTCAGAGCTTATTGGTGACATGGTTAATGACTCTAAGCGAATCGTAGAGGACGCTTGGGACTGGTCTGCGTTGAGATCCACGTTGACAGCCACAACAGAAGAAGGCACTTTTAATTATATTCTCACTGGCAGCGGCAACAGAATTAAACTGATTGACGTTGTTAATGACACGTCCAACTGGTTCCTGACGTACAAAGACTCACATTGGATGACCAATGCCTACTTGAATCAGGAAGCACCTTCTGGTGCGCCTCGTTACTACACGTTCAACGGAGTTGACGCCAATGGTGACACACAAGTAGACCTGTACCCGAAGCCTGATGGTGTTTACGCTGTTCGTTTCAACTGTATACTACGGCAGGACGACTTAGTTAATGACACTGATAAGCTCTTGGTGCCACACATGCCCGTAATTCATCTAGCGTTTGCTATGGCTGCTAGAGAACGTGGCGAGACTGGTGGTAGATCAGCAGGTGAACTCATGGGCTTTGCACAGAACTACTTGTCCGATGCAGTAGCTCTGGACGCACAGAAGCACCCTGAAGAAACAGTCTACATGGCAGTGTAACACATGGCTCAAGACAGACAGAACATCACGATTGCTGCACCAGCGTTCCGGGGACTCAACACGCAGGACTCACCGATTACGCTGGACGCTTCTTATGCTTCCATTGCGGACAACTGTGTCATTGACCAGTATGGTCGTATTGGGTCACGCAAGGGGTTCCTAGCGCTCACAACAGACACTACACCGATTAACGGCAGCAACGGCATAGAAGTCATCAAGGAGTACATTGATCCCGACGGAACTAATGTTGTATTCTCAGCAGGCAACAATAAGATCTTCAGTGGTACTACTACGCTGACTGATGAGACTCCTGTAGCGTACACCATTACTGCTAATGACTGGAAGATGGTCAACTTTAATGACAGCATCTATATGTTTCAGAGACTACACGAGCCTCTTGTGTACTCCGCAGCGTCAGGTGCTGTAGAACCCATGTCTTCTCTGGGTACTGCTGTTGGTACACCACCTGAAGCTAATGAAGTCCTTTCTGCTTATGGAAGGCTGTGGGTGGCTGACATCAGTACTGACACCTCTACTGTCTACTGGTCTGACCTTTTGAATGGCTCAGCGTGGACAGGTGGCACATCAGGGTCCATTAACTTGAACAAAGTATGGCCCAATGGTATGGATGAGGTTGTGGCTCTGGCTGCACATAATGACTACTTAATCATCTTCGGTAATAACGCCATCTTGACTTACAGTGGCGCTACAGATCCTGCAACAATGCAACTAGCCGATACTATTGCTAACGTGGGTTGTGTCTCAAGGGACTCTGTGCAGCACACTGGTACGGACCTGCTGTTTTTGTCCAACGAAGGTGTCAGAAGTTTAAGCAGGACGATACAAGAGAAGTCCCTACCTATGCGGGACATCAGTAAGAACGTCCGTAATGATCTATTGTACATCAACACACAGCAAATTAATAGTCCACTTAGAAGCGTCTATAGCCCAGAAGAGGCTTTTTACTTAATCTCTTTTAGTGACTCCCAGTTTGTCTACTGTTTTGACATGAGGACGCCTCTAGAAGACGGGTCACATAGAGCGACTACGTGGTCCAATGTAAACTTGAGATCCTTCACTAGACTTCAGGACGGCTCAGTGTACGTAGGTAGTGCAGAAGGCATCTCTGAATACTCTGGTTATCAGGACTTTGGCTCCAGCTACGACATGAATTACTTCAGTAATCCCTTGACTTTTGGGGACAGCTCAAGACTGAAGATGCTCAAAGAAATCATCATGACGTTCATTGGTGGTCAGGGTGCCCAAGTAAACATTAACTGGGGCTATGATTATACACAAGCGTACACTAAAGAGATCGTTACGATTGACTCTGGTAGTCAGGTGGCTTACTACAATGAGAACGAGTTTAATGAACCAGATTCAGAATACAGTGCTTCAATTATCGTGGACAGGCCCAAAACTAAAACAACAGGCACAGGCACAGTAGTGACTATAGGTATTGAAGCAACAATCAACAGCAATGCTTTATCTTTGCAGGAAGTTAATATACAAGCAATAATCGGTAGGATGATATAATGAGTAATTATACAAAGACCACAAACTTTACAGCCAAAGATACTCTTCCTACTGGCAACACAGCGAAGATTATTAAAGGCGTAGACTTTGACACAGAGTTTGACGCAATTCAAACAGCGGTAGCCAGTAAGTCGGACTCAAACAGTCCTACGTTTACAGGAACCGTAACAGCAGCAACAGTGACCGTCACGGGTACTCTAACTGCTGGTACTATTGACGGAGGAGTGTACTAATGGCGCTCATTGATGACTTATTAGGCTTAGGATTTGACATTACCCAAGCCAAAAACTTATCGGATCAGATACAGCAGTTCGGTACAGAAGCTCAAACAAAAGCTGAAGAAATAGGCACACAAGCCTATGACGCTATGCAGTTTAAGCCATTTACGGTTACTTCAGGGGTTGGTGGAGTAACAACAACTGCTGACGGCAGCACAGCAATGCAGCTAACTCCGGAGCAACAAGCGCTACGCAATACACTCTTTGGTGGTTCTCAGGCGCTCGCTGGGCAAGCTGCTGCTCCTTACGATCCTATTTATGCTCAAATTGCACAGCAGGCATACGGTGGTGTATCTCCTCTTCTCACGCAGGCTCAGACTGCCGCAGAAGCTGCTGGAGCTATGGACAGAGGTGCTAGAGAACAACAGGTCTATGGTCAGCTCAGGGCGCTACAGTCGCCTGAAGAAGAGCGTCAGCGGTTAGCTCTGGAAAGTCGTTTGGCAGCACAAGGCCGATTAGGTACACAAACGGCTCAGTTTGGTGGCACACCAGAAGGCTTAGCTCTTGCTAAAGCACAAGCAGAAGCTCAGAACCAAGCTGCACTTATGGCTATGCAGCAGTCCGGAGTTGAGCAGCAACAAGCACTCGCTAGAGCACAAGGGTTACAAGGGCTTGCTGGTGGTATGTTTGGTATGGGCGCTCAGGCTCAAATGACGCCTCAGCAATTACAAGCGTCTCAGTTACAGAACTTAGCAGGTATGATGACTTCTGGCTATGCACCGGAACGTGAGCTTCTGAATCAACTACAAGTGGGCACTAATATCGCTAGTCTTGCTGACGTAGCACGTAGGCAGTCTGCTATGGAAAGAGCACAGACTCGTATGACTGGTCTTGAGGCAGCATTGGAAGCACAGAAAGCGCGAGCAGGTCTTATGGGTCAAGTAATGGCGTCTGCTGGTCAAGTCATTGGTGGCGGCATGGGGCAAGGTGGTTTGTTTAGTAGTATTGTAGGAGCAGTTCCGGGATCTTCATCACTTCCTCAGTGGCTTAAAGATATATTAGGAATTTAACATGGCTAGATTTTCAGAAGGGTTTTTAAGAGACATTCGTAACTATGGTCGTATGTCTCCAACAGAAGGTCGTAGACAGCCTATGCAAGCTACTCCTTCGGTATATCAACAGCTAGGTACTACTGATCCTCTGGCTCGTAGAGTAGGTAGCTTATTTAGCAATCTAGGTGTAGACACGAGTTATATGCAGACTGCGCCTGAAAAGATTGCTGCTGAGACTAAAGGGTTGGACATGTCTACTATCGAAGGACAAAAAGCGGCCATACAAACACAGCTCAAGTATACCGTTGATCCACAAGTTCGCACTGCTTTGATGGCTCGTTTGCTTGAGCTGTCTACAATGGAAAAACAACAGCAAAAACAAATAGAGGCTAAAAACGAATTTGTAGCTCGAAAAGTATCTTTAGCCAACACAGCAACTAAATTAGGACTTCAAGACTTAGGTGAGCGTATTGTTGCAGTAAATGACCCAGAAGAACTTAAGACAATTGCAAGCGAAATACGTAAGATCGAAATTGAAAAAATACCTACGCAAAGTCCTTTGATTAGAAGACAAATGGCAAAGGCAGCTGGTATTTCAGACGAGCAATTTAAGCAACTCAATCTTGCTAGAATATCAGATGAAAACTTCAGTAACTTCTTGTCTGGACAAAAAGGAGATCTTGAATTTTTCTTAAAAGACGGTGAGGTTAAGAGTTACAGAGTAAATAAAGAATCAGGACTGGTTTATGACACTGATCAACAAAAATGGTCTGAAGCTTCTGCTTTAGGTTTAGAAGAGCCGCCACCACAAGTACAGAAAGTAGAAAACATAACTCAAGGAATGGGCGAGGAACTATCTAAAGTAGGTGCTAAGAACTTTGTTGAGCTTTCTGAAAACGCAGGTAAAGCGGCAGATGCCTTGAGTTCTATCAACCGAAGTCTTCCAATCCTTGACAACATGTACACAGGTGCTGCTGCAGAGATCAAACTTAACATAGCTAGATACGCAGAAGTTCTTGGTATCCCTATTGCAGATCCTTCTTCTATAGCCGACACCGAAGCCTACATTGCGGACTCAGGTAGACGAGTCGCTCAGTATATTGTTAATTTAGGTGCTGGAACTGGGTTATCTGACGCAGACAGAAAATATGCAGAACGTGTTGTTGCAGGGGACATTACACTAGACAGAGAAACTTTACGAAGACTCTTGAAAGACATGCGTAAAGGCGCTCAAAACAAAATAGAAGCATACAGAATGACAAGGGCTAGAATAAAGAAAAGCTTGGGAGAAAATGCAGAAGCAGCTTTAGCATGGTTCCCAGAAGATTTTTACGTTGATGAAGGACCAGCTCCGGTTAGATCTCAGGCGGCTCAGAGTTTTCTTGACGCAGCAACTCCCGACTAAGAGAGGTAGTCATGCAGTACACCCAAGAGCAGTACAGAACTGCTATACAACAAGCGTTAAACGCAGGCAATCAGGAAGCAGCTAACGAACTAGCTGAAGAAGCTGCTGTGCTTTTTCCGCAGGGTTATCAGGAGCCTCAAACACCCTATACAACACAGGTTTCTCAACGGGCTGCTGAGTTTTCTCCTATGGATATTCTCAGTAAATATCCAGAGGAAGTCAGCAGACGTTTAGAAAGAGGAGCCACAGAATACGGTGTTTCTCCAATGAACGTCCCAATAACACTGGCGTCCCAAGCTTTTAGAACTGGTGGAGAGCTGTTAGTAGGCGGGGCAAACATGCTGATTCCTGATGCTGTTCGTGAAGGTTTTGAGTCTGGTTGGAATCAGATAAAAGACAACCCCGGAATTAAAAAACTAAGTCAAGCGTTAAACGCGGGTTTTGAAACTTACTCAGAAGTAGCTAAAGAAAACCCAAGAGCTGCAGAATTATTTGAAACTTATGTTGATGTTGGTATTGCATCTGCACCTAGAGCTGCAGTAGACATAGCTCCGTTAGCGAGAAAACAAAAACTTTTGTATAACGTTTCTAACCGCATGGAACGCAGGGCGGGTATTGATAAACTTATGGACCCGCATTTTGTTGGTGAAGACGGTTTTGCACAAGACGGTTTTAGATCCGTGGGTGGTCCTTTAGACAAGACTGTTTACGTACCTACCAAGCAGGAACAGGTAATGCGTAGCACTCTGGAATCAGTTAAGAAACTCGACCCAAATAAAAGCTATGCTAATGCGTATACTGCCGTTGCAGACGAGATCATAGATGAAAGTAAAAAATTACAAGCTATGATTAAAAATCAAGGCAATCCTAAGTTTCAAAGACAAGAGCTTGTTGATGACATGAAAACAGCTTTTGCAGGATTGAGAAAGCAAAGAGACTATATAGGCTTGTCTGCAGAAGCCCAAAAGAAAGCTAACGAATACGCTTTGATTGCATTGGAATTGATAGGCAAAGAAAAATCAAATGCGCTGGGTCTTCTACAAGCTAGAAAAGATTTTGATAATTTTGTAAACTTTGGTGGAAAGAAAGGCGCGCTGGAAGCATCTGTCGAAAGCGCCAAAGGAGTCGCAGGTAGATTTATTAGAAACATAATGAATGAGAAACTAAAAGAAATTACTGCAGGCGATGTTGTCCATAATTCTTTGGATCGTTCTCATAATTTATACAATGCTAAATCACATTTATTGAAACGGCGTACTGGTGAAGCTGATAACAGAATTTCAAGAGCTTTGCAACGAGTTTCAAAAGCAGCTAACTTACCTTCTACCCCTTTAGCTTTATATGCCACTCTTAAAACAGGAGCTGCAGCTGCGGCAGGAGCTACGGCAGGGATAGGCGTTGGAACCGGAGCGGCTTTGGGTGCTATCGGTGGGGTCAGTATTTATACTTTACTCAAAGCAGCGGACAGACAAACACGATTAAAGTACTACTCAAAACTTATTTCTGGTATCGACAAAGGAATTAAAGCATACCAAAGCGACAAAAATCTACTAAGAGAACTGAGAGCAGACAGAGCGTACATTATCTATCTAATGAACGAAGAAAGACAAGGGGAAAAGTAACATGGCGAATTTTTTTGGCATGAGTCCAAAATCTTCTGCAGGTGGTTTTCTCAAAAGAATGGCTGAACTCCCAGTCAAAAGAGCCGATGATTTTTTAGAGCAAACGGAAAGATATCGAGAAGGTGAAATTGGGTTAGCAGACCAGCTTCTTCAGGGCAGTGCTAATGCGGTAGGTATGCTTACCGACATTCCTCTTGCTGCTGCAGGAGAAGCTTTAGGTGTAGTTACTCCTGAGATCATTCAAAAGGGTTTGCAGGACATTGCACAAGGAATTAGCCAGACTGAAGCAGCGCAGGTAGCTTTAAAGTATGCACAAGAAAACCCACAGGCTGTGAAAAGATTAGGGTACATGGCTGATCTTTCTATTATCCCTGCGGTCAAAACAGCAAAAAGCGGAATGCTTCAAGACTTGTCCATGGAAGCCTCTAATAGACAGCCTTGGTTCTATGGATCAGGAATAGCTGGTAAACTAGGGTCTGTTGCTGTGACTGCCCCTACTGCTGTTGTTGACACACTGCGACCCGCAGCGGCGGCTTCACGGAGAGCGGGTGTTCCTATGTCTGTTCGTAGATCTGCTGCGGTAATAACACCGGAAAGAAGAGCAAAAGCAGCAGACATAAGAAAAAAATCAGCAGCTAGTAGAACAACAAACGAACAAAAATTTTTAAAATCTTTTGATAAAGACCTTTCGTTTGTAGAAGGACAACTCGATCAAACACAGTTGTTAAGCAAAGGCAGAGGAATAGAAACACAAGGTGTCTTGAAAGCTTTTGAAAACGTCCAGCAACTTGCTGCGGGAAAGCTTGGACCAGAGGTTTTGCAGAAGTCTACTGTTTTTTCAAAAGCATTGGACAGACAGAACATTCAACTAAGCAATGATAATTTAGCTGTCATTGAGGAAAGAATAAGAAAAGCTCAGGGAATTGGACCAAACGAAGATGTTGAAGTAGTCATAAGAAATCCAAAAGCTTTTTCTGATATCGGCAGAGAAGTATCTTGGAAAGGCGCAGGTAGTTCGTCTTCTAAGCGTATTCTTGCAGCGAAACAAGCACTACAAAAATATTTCCCAGATCAGAAAGAATTTACTGATCAAGAACTAAGGGAGTTTGTCGCAATGACGAAACTTCCAGACGATACGGTCTACAATCTAAAAACAAAAAAAGAAGCTAACTTGATTGAAAAACAAGTATACAAGTTTACAGAGTCTGAAAAATATGGTCGGGATACGCCTAGATCAGATAGTGCAACAATAGATATGTATTACAAGTACAAAAAAATGGAGCAGGAAGGAAAGAAACTACGTAAGCCGCAACAAGAAATTTATGACGGCATGAAAGCCAGAGTTCAAATGACTATGGAGAATCTTGATGTTCGTGGCGATACTGTTTACTTTTCTGATACACACGTATCATCTGCTAAAGGTCTTGGCGGCGTCAATGACCAGTACATGTTAAATAAAAGAGGTGATTTTCTAGGCGTAATAAATGACGAAAACGATCTCTTTGGTAAGACTGTTCCGGGTGATAAAAGAGTTCTTTCTATAGTCCCACCAGAAGGAATGAACTTGTTTAAAGAAGCTAAGAAAGCTCCTACAACAGAAGACATTTTGAAAACCCAATTCCAACAAGAGCTTCAAGAAATGGGAGCAGCCCCTGTTTCAAAAACACAACAAGGGATGTTAGAGCAAGCAGCAGTAGGTGTCCAAAATCAACCAAGACCAAGAGTACGTCCTGAAGACTTTAGAAACCTAGCTGCTGCTGGTGCGCTAACAACAGGGGCATCTAGGGAACGCTAGACTTCACACACCCCGGCCACACAAGCCAACTGCTGTGCTCCTTCAGTCATGTCAGTAGCTTCGTCAATGTTCCAGTCGATCTCCTTCGGGAACCCCTTGGCGAGCTGCTGGTACGTCTCTAGGTCCACAGGCTCATAGGGTGCTTGCTGGTACGTGTGTTCTGAGTAAGGTAGAAAACTAATGCCACTCACCTTGTCGAACTTGTTGTACAGCCACTGTCCCACCTCA